CGAGGGCAAGGCAACGGGTGTGACGTTGCAGCAGGAACTGCGCCGTCTTGGCATTCCTGTGACGATGTACACGCCGGGGGGTCGGCAGGACGGGCACGGATAAAATTTCCAGAGCCAACTCTGTTGCGCCGATCTTGGAGAGTGGACTGGTGTGGGCGCCGGAGACGGCGTGGGCCGAGGAGCTTGTAGAGGAGTGTGCTGCTTTTCCCAACGGGGACAATGATGATATGGTAGACTCAACGACAATGGCACTGATGCGGTTTCGCCAAGGCAACTTTATTGCGTTGTCATCGGACGAAGATGACGATGAAACTGTAGAAGATCTTGTGCCGGAGTACTATTGATGGTTACAATCGGCTAGAAATAGGATCCTCAGGGAAAACACATGAATTCGACCGCCCGACAGCGCTTTGCGCAAATGATGCAGCAAGAACAAGCGAGTCAAGCACAAGCGGACATGTTGTCCCAGATGCGTGGTCCGCGGCCCGTGGCTCCTGCTACTTCCTCCATGCCTCAAGGCCAAGCGAGTCGTATGATGGGCGCATTACGCATGGCTCAAGGTGGCGCGGTTGGGCCGTTGCCCTCGCTGCAAGAGTTATCAAATCCGAATTATCAGTACCAAGATCCGTCTTTTGGGGCGAGTGCACCGTTTACGCAGCTCAACCCGATTGTGCCGATGTTTAATTTGGAATCGCCTGCCTTTGGTGGCATGGAACAAAGCACGTATGACTTCACGGCACCTAGTGTGCAGGGCGGGCAGTTTACGCAACCCGCTCGCCAAGCGCCTGCCATGCCGGAGTTTACGTCAGCATACCGACCTGTAGACGCCACCACACTACCCGGTGGCGGGGCGAACATTCCTGACGTGCCGTTGTTCCCGGGCCAAGACGCCTTACAACAGACGCAACCAACACAGCCTGTCGTGACGCAACCCACGGCGCCGGCGCAAACGACTGGTGCGATACCCGGTGTGATTACACCCGAGGAACGCATACGTCGGGAGCAAAACGCGGCTGAATTAGCGCGTCAACAAGCTGAAGAGGATGCGCGTGTTCAAGCAGGCATCCAAGCGGAGGCGACACGTCAACAAGCCTTGGCTGAGCAACAGCGCCAAGCCAGTATTGCCGCAGAAGCCGCTAGACTCGAGCAAGAGCAAGCGGACCGTCAAAACGCTTTACGGATTGCGCAAGAAACCGCTGCCAGACAACAAGCCGAGGCGGATCAGCAAGTCCAATCACAAGCCGCGCGTCGCGAGCTAGCGCAGGCTGCCGCTGACGATGCGGAACAAGCAGAGCGTGAGAGACAGGCCAGGGCAGTTGCAAATAACCGGAACAGCTTTTTAGTGAACTTCTTCTCCAGAGGCATACGACTACCCGGTGGCGGCTCGGGTTTGCCTGTCTACAATCCCAATGAAATGGTTTCTGTCACGCGGTTAGTGGACGGTGGTCAAGGCGGACAGTACGTGGAACAAGTGCCACGTAGCCAATACGACATTGAACAAGCACGAGCCAAAGCGTACCAAAGCGCCTTTGAGGCGTAACATTTTTATAAAAGGTCACGTATGCCAATTGATAAGGCCAACCCCGAGCCGTTCTTAGACATTGAAATTATGGAAGACGAGGAATCGGCGCTTGCCATTAGCGGCCAAGACATGCCTGACATTGAAATCATTTTAGAAGAAGACGGCAGCGCGCTCATCGAGATCGGTGAGGACGAGCCGGATGTCCCCTTCTACGCCAACTTGGCCGAGGTCCTTGATCCGTCAGACTTGAACGGCATAGGCGACAACCTGTTGCAGTGTTTGACGCAGACAAGGAATCGCGCGCCGACTGGGAGCAGATGTACGCCAAGGGCTTGGATCTGTTGGGCTTGAAGATTGATGATCGCACCAAGCCGTTTCGCGGTGCGGCAGGCGTGGTCCACCCCATGTTGACCGAGGCGATTGTGCAGTTCCAGTCTCAAGCCATGAAGGAGCTCATGCCCGCGGGTGGTCCTGTTCGCACGCAAGTCGTGGGCAAGGAAACGCTAGACAAGACGCAACAAGCCGCACGCGTGCAAGACTTCATGAACTACCAGATTACCGATGTCATGCAGGAATACACGCCTGAGATGGATCAAGCGTTGTTCTACACCGGATACGGTGGCTCGACCTTTAAGAAGGTTTACTTTGACAGCCAGCTAGACCGCATGGTTAGTAAGCTTTGCTTGGCAGATGACGTCTATATTCCTTACCACGGCTCAAGCGTCATGAGTCAATGCCCACGGATCACGCACCGCTTACCCATGGACTCCAACGAGTACCTGAAACGGGTGTTTGCGGGTGAGTATTTGGACTTGAACATTCAGGCTGACGACGGATCACGGCCCGCGGATCAGATTCAAGACGCAGTGGACCGCGCCATTGGTGTGTCCTTGTCGGGCGAATCAGAGGAAATCTTCCTCCTAGAATTCATTGTTAACCTAGATCTACCCGGCTTTGAGGATGTGGACGATAGCGGCGAGCCCACGGGCATTAAGTTGCCTTATGTAGTCACATTAGACGAGTCTTCGGGTCGCGTGGTCGGTGTACGACGCAACTGGAAGGAAGAGGATTCGCTCAAGAAGCGTCGCGAGTACTTTGTACACTACGTTTTGATTGAGGGCTTGGGGGCGTATGGTCTAGGCTTTGTGCACCTGATTGGTGGGTTGTCCAAGACGGCCACCGCTGCCTTGCGTCAGTTGCTTGATGCGGGTACGCTCTCGAACCTGCCGGCAGGTTTCAAAGCCAAAGGCGCGCGGATCGCGGACGACGACAAGCCAATCCAGCCTGGTGAGTGGCGAGACATTGATGCAGGCGGCGCGGAGCTTTCTTCTTCGCTCATGCCAATGCCGTACAAAGAGCCTAGCCAAGTCCTGTTCCAGTTGATGGGATTCACAGTCCAAGCCGGTAACCGTTTGGCAAGCATCGCGGACATGCAAGTCGGTGACGGAAACCAGCAAGCCGCCGTTGGCACAACCATTGCCATGCTTGAGCGCGGCTCGATGGTCATGTCTGCCATACACAAGCGTTTGCACTACTCGCAGTCGTTAGAATTCAAGATGCTTGCCCAAGGCTTTGGTGAGTACCTGCCCGATGAGTATCCGTACGATGTGCCAGGCGCGAGTCGCTCGATCAAGCGTCAGGACTTCAACAACATGGTCGCAGTACTGCCTGTTGCTGACCCTAACATCTTCTCGACCGCTCAGCGCTTGATGCTCGCACAGACGCAGTTGGAGTTAGCGCAGTCTGCGCCCCAGATGCACAACATGTACGAGGCGTACTACCGCGTGTATGCGGCGCTAAACATCCGCGACATTGACGGCATCTTGCGTCCGCAAAACACACAAATGCCCAAGGACCCCGCGACAGAGAACGCCGACGTGCTTGACGGTATGGATCTTAAAGCGTTTGCTGGTCAACAGCATGATGCGCACATGTCGGCTCACCTGATGGCGGGCTTGAGTCCCTTGATTGGCAACAACCCGCTAGCTGCCACAACCTTGCAAAAGCACATCTTGGAGCACGTACGCTTGAAGGCGGAAAGAGGACACCGAGGTCCAGCTTTTCCAACAGTACGGCATGGACCCCAAAGGACGCGTCTCAGACATTCAGCGCGAGGGCATGATTGCACTACTGATTGCCCAGTACCTCCAAGAAGTGCGCACGATGCAGGATCAACTTGCAGGTGGCGCGGGCGGCGAGGCGGATCCAGTTGTTGCTTTGAAACAACAAGAGCTGGAGTTACGTGCTCAAGAACAACAGCAAGACGCTCAGGTCGACCAGTCCAAGTTGCAGTTAGATGCACAGAAGTTGCAACAAGACCAACAGAACGCACAGGCTCGGATCCAGTCACAAGAGGACATCGCACAGCTACGCGCTCAGGTTGGCCGTGAGCGGGTTGAAGTCTTGCAACAGAACATGCAGAATAGTCAAAAAAGGTCAAAAACGATGCGTAAAGCTCTCAAGCCGGTCAAGTACACAACTGACAGCATTAAGGAAAAGATTAAAATCGTCACGCGAGAAGAACCCCAAGTCCTCGGGCTCGTCAGGTGCTGCTCGCATTGTCAAGAAA